GTCTAGGGACTACATCTCCAAGCTCCGTCCTTAGTGGACGGAAGTCCTCCGGATTCTCCTCAGTTAAGGAGATATACGGAAGGTGTAAGGTAGAGAGCTCATGTCCGAGCGTTCTTACCTTATTATCTGCTATGAGTTCCTTGTAGGAACCACTAGCGATATAAGATCCTAACTTACGTGAACATATGTTCACCAAGTGTAGGATGACCTTTGTTAATGGATCTCCCATTAATATTCCGGTCTTTAGAGTGATTTTCCGGATCCCCGGATCATCATCTAATGAAACTCCAAGGTTAGAGAAGATACTCTCTCCCTTGAAGTATACGTCACGGGGACTGAAACAGGTCTCCTTGACGATCTTCTGGAGGACAGGTGGGATTCCACACCTTTTCATCCAGTGTCGGGCTAATGGCCATGCGACGTCATGGTGCATAAAGTCCGTTGCGTTGGTGTAATCAGTACACTCAACGTAAAGATCCTCATAATCGCGTTCGATTATTGAGGTCTTAGGTGATACTTTCTCCTCGGTTTGAGGGGAAGATAACACAAATGTTTCCTGAATGTTCTCTTCTGTGAACATTTCGGAAAAGAAGTTCCATCCATGAGCATCCATGCTCATGCCGGACTTCGAAGATCGTATCTTTTTCAACGGATAAGATACGATCTTATTGATAGCGTCGAGCACTATTTTTAGTGCCGCTCTACCTTTTGTTACAGTACGGGCTTTCGCCGGTTCTTTAACAACAGTCGTGAACACTTTGGACATTTCCTTAGGGTCCGACTCGAGTACTTCTTCTAAACATCGATAGAAGACATACTCGCCTGCAGAACAGTCCTCAAGAAACTTGAGTTCTAGTACCTGCCCGGTAAAGAGAGAAATGATTTTTGCTCTCCTACCGTATTTCCCTTCAACCATCAGATCCCCGATGGCTTCCAGGGTGCCTCCTTCCTGCCGGGTCTTTTCCCAGCAAGCGGTGGCAAGAATGCCTATTCTGGCTTTGGTATCCAAGCCAGTAAAGACATGATCGGGTACCATGTTGACAACTGTCCCCATGGTCCGATTTATAAGGACAATATCTTCTGCTGAAGGTTTTGGCCTTTCAGTCGAAATCGTGTTAATAAACTTCGCTTTCGACTGGTATACCACGAGTGGAGGGGGTGTCCCCATCCCTCTGGTTTGAGAAAGAGTCGCTCTGACTGAGCAGGCCCTTACTTCATCCTTAACTTTAAGACTTTCTCTGAAAATCTTAACGTAGGTTCTCAGCCAATGAGGTACAG